GCTCTCAAAAAGCGCCGAAGTCAAACTCTCGGGTTTCCGCGACAGCACAACCTCGCTCTGCTTGTGAAGCCATATCCTTTCTGGCATATCACTGCCCATCTTTACTCTCTCCCTTCAGTGCTGCCCAACCACAATGAGGACAACGCTGCGCCTCTTTCAGTTGGCGCTCAAATTCAGCGAAGGTTTCATAAAGCACCCATAACCCATAAGGGTGCGGAAACATAACAGTATAGGGATGTCCATCGGCCTCATCATATTGGCAAACCGGATTAAATCGCTTTGTTTTTTCCTGAAGTGGCTTACTCATAAACAGTAACCATCTTTTGAGTAGGAAAAACCTCTCTCAGTGTATCAAGGATCTCGTCATAATAATGACCGTCATAGGAATAATAAGAATACTCTGTCTTATACACCTTATTCTTAAATCGGAATACTGCCCAACAATATTCTGAACCTCCTTCTCCTCCTCCCTCTTGTTCCATATGCTCAAAGCCATAATCATCAAGAAGCTCTCTATTCATGCCATGAATTTCATTCTCTGATAGATCATAAACGAGCTCTTTGACAGTATCAGGAACATATTGATCCTTCTTTGCCATCATTTTCATAGTGACCAAAAGGGCTTCAAAATCTTGAATATCTGTTTTCATATAATCGTTCTCCGTATATTTTAAAAGGTTCTCAAACTTCCTAAATTCAGGTTTAGAAAGTGTTTCTAAGTTATAAATTATAAACTCACTAGCCCAATTCTTTGTTAGCTTAGTGACTGTTTTCTCTAGAGCTAGTTCATATGCTTTATACCATGACACTTTAGGATTAGGAACGAGCAACCACCTCTCTGCAGCAATTACTGTAATCTCTTCTCTAAATAATTCTAATTTATCTTGGTAGCTAAGTTCCTCAAACTTATTCTTATCAATAGCAATATCCTGCCCATCTTTTAGAACTTTAGTATACAAAGGAACATTCGGATACGCTACATAGCCATGCAATAAATCATGTTCATACTTATAAGGAACATAATCTGTAAAGAAATCTGACTTGCTTTTGTTTAAAGACAAGAAAGGCTTATTACCAAACTTTTTCTTCCAATACTTTAGTAGCTCTTGATATAACTCTAGTTTTACTGCCGCATGCTCCTTCATCTTAAAAGTAATAGCCTTAGCTTTATACTTAGACCAATGAGGACTCTCCCAACCTAAATGACTAATCAATATTGTGTATAATGTGTCTATATCCGCTAATCCTTTAGGCATTAATCTCATAATAGAAGGAGGCATTACCTTAATATCTCTAATAAGATTAGGGTGATTTGCCATATCATTAATATAGGTATAGGGAGGCAGAGGTATCTTACCCTCTTTCAAACCTTCTGCATGTTTATGATTATCAACCCATATATCAATATCTGCATTCGGTTTCAGTAGGGCCTCGGAGCTATAAGCCGTGCCTCTCCAGAAACTTTCTGCTATAGAACCTACAATACTGATCCTACCATATTCATAATGGTTACTAGGTACGATGCTTGTGTATGAGCATGAGGAAGTCGTAGAGTTCTTGTTTAGATCTGTCATCCCAATCTCCTGTTAATACAAATGACCCCTTATCCTCATCAAAATCAATATGGGCTTTATGTTCGCCTGTATTGTTTATGATTGAAATCAAAGGGGCCGTTTTATCTATCTCAAAAAACGTTATGTCCTCATCGCTTTTATAATAATAATCCTCAAAATCACTCATTTCTGATCTCCATTACTCTTAGACGGAACTTCCGCGCTTTGGGTTACATAGTATTTCTTTCTTACTTCCCTATTACAAAATCGAGTAATAATATCTGTATGACCTGCATTAACAAGTGTTTTGAAAGCATCCTTCTTTACATAATAGATAACACAATTATCCCAAGCCTCTACATATTCTTCAGGAGTGGTTATTCTTTGCTTTTCAGTATCATGTTCTAAGGCTAAATATAAACCAACCATAGAGAGCATCCAAGCTAAAACTAAACAAACAAATATAACTCTATTGTTCATAAGAATCATCCTTCAAATCTTCAGCAGGAGTATCCATTCCTACCATTAACATTTGGAGCTTTTGAAGAACCGATTCTTTCGATTCTCCTGTTCTCTTAACCATCCCCTCTATCGCTTCGATAGCATTAGGGTCTCCTTGCTGATATAGCATAAATACCATACCAGCATTACCGGGAGTATGAGGATGCATTATTTAAGTGCCGCTTCAGCGATATCTGCAAGAGTATAACCTTTACCATGATGGGTACTATGGCCCAATCCGCTGATAGTGGAGAGGATCTCTTGAAGACGCTGGTTCTCTTCTTGGAGACGAGCAATCTTACGATTCTTACGATTCATCCCTTTCTGCAGTGCTCGGAGTTGATCTGAGATTGCAAAAGCCCGTTGTACAGTCAGTTGTTCGTTATTACCTACAGTTTTTACTTGAGTATCCATTATATTATACCTTATGTCTTTTCATTAATGTTCTTGTAAAACGATTAAGCATACTAATCGCTTGTTCAAGTACTTTATTTCGATCTTTACCTCTAGCCAATACTACGTAGTCGGTAGTGTATGCTCCCTCAATATAAGCAATATACTCCCCTCCCTCTGTTTCATGGCTTCTTACTCTACAGTCTGTCATAGATCCATCTTATTAGCAATTGCTTTAACAAAGACACTCTTAACTTCTTCTTGGATAAAGCTAGTATTAATCATTTTATCGATGGCCTTCGAGACCTCTTCGTGAATAACCTCTTCCCTTTTTGAGAGTTGTTCTTCTACAGAATCAACTATTACCTGATAGATTATATCACTCTCCTCTACCACATTAGTGATCATCTCGGCAAGTTCTTTATTAATCTTCTGTTGTTGTGGTTTGGTTAATTTAATTTCCATTTTCAAGATCCAATTTAGTGTCAATAAGAATATTTCCCAGATAAGCATCAATGGTCTCTTGTGGTTTACTATAAGCATGAACCAAATCCGCTCCCGGATTATAGTAGAAATGCATCAATCTTGCATGACTAGGACGTGCCCTATAGTTCATAAGACGTCGAGCCAAATCTTCAAGAGAAACTCCTCCAGTTACAGGAACCCATCTTTCATTATAATAATATTCTAAGGCTCCCTCAGAGAAGGCCTTACAACACTCCATGAATCTTGTTTTTTCTTTATCATTCATTACTTTCATCTTTAGTATCCTCTTTATCAGGTGTTATATCTTTAAAATCACCATCCATAGGTGCAATAACCTTAACCTGTGATTCTGCTCCAAGACCGGTAAGCTGAATCTGGAAAGGTTGCTTCTCCTTCTCTTCTTCTTGCTCCTTATCAGGAACAAATCGATATCCATATCGCATAAGATCATTAACGATCTTTTGCTTATTAATAATTAGAGAGGCCAATGCGGGAGCACTATACCTCCTTGGGTGATTAGGGTCTTCCATCTCTCTAATAATCTGTGCTGTCTCATGGTAGAGCTCAACCATAGCTGCCATAGGGTCAAAGTTAAGCTCTTTAAGACGTTCTACAGAGTGTTTAGAGAACTGGTTCTTAGAACCTTTAGGCCTACCCGCACCCGGGCGTCTACCTCCGTTCTGGCCCTTGACTACGAGCTTTTCAGGCTCAGTAGCATTAGGGTCTACTGGAAGAAGGTTATCCTTAGCAACATTAGGGTCCTCTTTAAAGCCCCCTCCTGCTGAATCGTAATCTACTCCATAGTCTTTAGAGATGTCATCAAATTGTTTATCAAAACTATTTTTCTCTTGATTCTCATTCTTCTTCGTATCTTTGGATTCCTTCTTCTTAGACTTCTTGTCACTCATCTTTACTCCGTTTCTTTGTCACTATATTTAAAGGAAGGAATTAGAAGTAATGCCCACAGACACCACGGAGAACTTGTGATATAAACTGCTCCTAAAACACAACTAAAGAACCCTAAGTATACTAATGCTGCTGGAAGATTCATTATCTAATATCCTCTTGTAATTGGGAGTTCAAATAATGCTGTCTCCTATCACCTCTAATCTCATCTCCGGTAATAGATTCATTGGTTACATGAGCATCACCACAAACAATAGCATTATCCATGATAATAGAATAACCATCTACAATAGCCCTATCACAAACAATAGCATTCCCTCGTAGAGCGGCATATCCTGTTACTACTGCATGTCCCTTAACTCTAACATTACCTACTAGGGTAACATCTCCATTAACAGATGCCTTCTCTTCCACAATACAACCCTTGCCTACATAAACCTCTGGCCCTACACTAGCGGTTGATTGAACCATACCGCCCCCATTAGAATGCGGCTTATACCCTCGATCTACTATTTTAAAACCAAGGTTACTCATAGCCTCTTCTACTTCGATATCGGTAATATTATTCAAGACTCTCTCAGCTTCCGCCAATACATCATCTATCTTCTCTTTACCATGGAAAGACCATTCATTACCCGAGTAGTCACGCCACTCTTTAGCAATATGGTACAGCTCAGTCATCAGCTGCTTTTCTGCTATGTTCATTTAAAAGGCTCCTCTACTAATCGGGTTAGTGCTCTTTTACACGAGGCCTTAGTCATATAAATCTCATTCTCAAAAGCGTCAATAACATCTCTAATCACCCTTACATAATAACTACTTACGTTATCAGGCATACAATGGCCTTTAGTTGGAAGCAAGTAAAACTCTCTTTCTCCTCCGTAATACTCTGACAGCCCTATCACATAGTATTCTGCTGCTTGAAGATTACGTATACACCAAACCTTGTCACCCAGCTTTACGTTCTTCTTTCTCATTTATATTTTCCTCACATTTACAGGTTTTCTTAGGAAGCCTACCCGCCCTTGCTAGTGCCACTAGATAAAGCCTATTAGCTCTAGCTTCTGCTCTAGTAGGTTCCTTCTCATTAATCACAGGTGGTTTTGGAGGGTTACAACTAATCCAACAATTCCAACAGAACCACTCTTCCGATTCCTCATCCCACTTCCATCCATGAGGTCTTAACTTCTTGCTCATTCCTTTGGGGATATAAATAACTTCCCAACAAATAGCACAACCTGTTTTCATCCTAGGTCTCTTTTCTCCTTAAAGTGACGATAAGCATCTTTAACCACCCCCACTACAATAAATACTGTAGTTATAGGCCAAAATACAGAAATAGCAGTGGCTAATGGAAAGTCATCTGGCTCAATATCACCAGCTGATGCACAAAGAGTAGCCATAGCCAATACTCCTGCAATATAAATTACTATAAAAAGATCCATTACTTACCTGCCTCCGCTCTAGCTGTATCCCATGCATTTAGGATACTTATTACCTTGTAGTTTAATTGGGCATCATCTGTCTGACGCGTAATTTCTTTAAGGCCATCAATAAGAATTGCAACTAATTCTGGTGAGTAACCTTCTTGTAGGTAACCTTCTTCAACAACAGGCTGAACCCCGCCTATAAGAGGGAGCCCATTCTTTTGTCGGTTAATCTCTTCCGTAATAACGAATTGCAATGCTTCTACATCTATCTCTTCGTTAGTTATTGTTTTAAAAAGAGTCTCGGATAAGTCATCAATTGTTACTCGAATCTTCATACTTTCACTCCCATAACCTTAAGCTTAGCCCGGGCCATATCTGCTTTAAGTTCTCTTACACGCATTTCTGATGTAGAATCATTTAGTTCCTTAATAAGTTTCTCTCGAACATTTAGGATACCTATAAGATCATCTCTGAGTTGTTTATCACCATGAACCTCAATACAGAAAGAATGATCCTTGCGGCTGATGTAGTATGTGGGGAAGGACGCATCTTCTGCTGTCTCCATCCCTCCATCAAAGAATTCTTCTTTACTAGTCATATTCTATTCCCATTGCTTCTAACACATCTTCCATATCTTTACAATTTTGAGGCATACCTATAGAACCCAGAATTGCATTACAGCATTCACAACGATATCCAATACCTGATCCTAGATCATAGTATGCAGTATGCCCACAAGCTGTTTTAATTTCGGAAGGAACAACCATTGTACCATCGGGGTTTATAACCATCTTTCTTTTATGATTCATCCTCAAGTACTCCTTCATCATCCGGTTCATTACTTTTACATATTGCACCGTTTGCCAATGAATCGCTGACATTAATAGCCCCTATATATTCCCAGTGTTCATTCTTCATAGCTGCTTCTTTATCTACCGGATGATCCACTGTTTGAAGAAGCTTCTTTTCAGGATTAAAGAATACATATAGGAGCTTACCTTCAATTCCTTCAATCATTCTACTTCAATCCTATTAAATGTTTCGAACCAGACCTTGGCTCCACAAGAAAGAGGGTTATCTGGTCTATAAACAAACTTCCCTACAATGCGACCGTCCTGATCATACACTGTGGCTGTATTTCCTTTTCTATTATCCTTATAGTCCTTAACTGTTAACACCTCTAAATTCGCGCCTTTATCGTTGGCTTTTATATTGTGCTGATTAACGTGAACTACCGTTTTTCTAGCCATTTATTTTATTCCTCAATTCATAAGCCCTATTAGCAAACGCTATAAGATTGGGGGAGTAAGGGGCTTCATTCTCAAGAAAGATTATGAGATCTGCAAGCAACGCTGCAACCTCTTTAATATCAATGTCTTCCATAATATTCCTTACTAAATATATGAGAGCCTATAATCTTACCGGGATGATTACAATCTTCTGTTTTAACATGGTAGTATAGCGCTCCATCCGTAATATCTTGGAAACTATAGGTAGCCATTAGGTTAGCTAGTTTAGCTGCCTGAACCCAAGACTCTGTTTCCTTAAGAGGGAAGTAATCCCTTCCTTGCCAATACCAAGAGAACTGCCCCGGTTGAGTAATTACATCACATTCGTTATCAGGAAACCGAGGATCTTCTTTTCTATTTTGAACTACTTGATTTACTGCTACTTGCCCTTTTAAAGGCTCACTTCTAGCTTCATAATACATGTTTACCGCTAGACAAAATGTTACTACTTCCAAAGGCATAATAACCTCCTAGTCTTCTAAAAGACCCAATAACTTCCTACGGGTCTTACTGAATTTTCTATAACCCTTGGTAAAGTGATACGTACAATCCCAGTTCACATTACAAAAAGGGTTCCCTTTAGGATACCTGCTAAATTTCTTAATATTCTTAGCGTTAAGCCGTTTCACCTTTTTATTACGGGGTGTTGTTACTGCCATTAGTATGTCTCCTTAACTTCATCAATAATGCCGTGTTGTAAAGCCTCTTCAGGTCTTAAATACATATCTGTAGGTAATACCAGATGTTTACGAATATAACTCTCTGATTTGCCTGTACACTTCTTATAATGATTAATCATTTTCTCAGTTAGGAAATCGTGATGCTTAACCGAAGCTTCTAAATCATAAGATGTCCCTTGTGTTCCTGAACTCCAACTATGGCTCATAATAGTTGTATTGTGAGTAGCAGAACGATGTCCCGGCTCGCCTGCCATTAGGGTCATAATACCACAGGAAGCGACAAAACCTTGTCCTACTGTATGAACTGGGATTTTACTACTTTTCATAACATCTACTAACTGGAACATACTAGAAACCGAACCACCGGGGGAGTTAATAATTAAAGTAATAAATTCCGGCCTTACACCCTCCGGCATAAGATTAAACTCCATGATTCTAGCGATAATAGGTAGAATATTCTCGTTATTAAATTCGCCTACCAATAACAAAACCCCACTATCTGTAAGAATCTTTCCCGGACGATTATATACCGTTTCCGTTAGCTTCTCTTCTTTCATTATATTTCCTCATCTCTTGTTGTAAGCGATATTGTTTCGCCTCTACCTCTATTGATCTAAGGTATGTTTCACATTTTCTTTTTTCAATTGTACTATAGTATGTACGAGTAGGAACCATTGATCCCCCCATCATAGTATATTCAATTGGAGGGCATGGAGACTTGAGATAATTTCCCCCGCCTGTAGAACACCCTATTAATCCTACTACAAACATCAGGATTACCACTTTAATAATCCTCATTCTTATGTTTCCTGTATCCTTTCTTTTTAGCCTTCTTCCTATCCTTAAACACTTTTGCTTTATTAAATATCCTAGAAAACTTAGCGGTTATATTCCGCATCTTAGTGTTTTTCTTTGATTTCGATTTCATACTCCATAAGGCCTCTCTCTACTATTTCTGAGGCTTTAGCATAAAGCTCTTTATTGCCTCTATTCATAACTTGTAGAAGCCTTCTCATTTCATTAAGATACACTTTTGCAAAATTAGGATCATGCTGCATAATGTCTTCTGCATTATGAATCATATCTGCTGTCTTAATAGTTTGGACATTAGGCTCTTGCCTAGACAGGTATCGCCTATCTAGCTCCTTCCTAATAAACCTATTCCCATCTTCTTTAATAGAGAATTCTGTGAGACCTAAAACCATTTGGGCAGTTCTCAAACCAAACTTAAGATTGATATCATAATACTGGTAAGGAGTGTCCTCAATAACATCATGGAGAAGCGCAGCACAGATCATATCAATATCCTCTGTAACACTAGCTACAATCTTAGCTACAGCTACAGGGTGGTTAATATAAGGTTCTCCTGTATACTTCCTCTTTTGTTCTCCATGTGCATGTTTTGCAAATGTATATGCGAAATCAATGAGTTCTTGACTTCTACTATGTTTAATTCCGTGTTCTTCAAGTATACTTGTCATATTTATCCTTTGGTGCTCAGAGAGGGATTCGAACCCTCACGATATTAATATCGACAGATTTTAAGTCTGTTGTGTCTACCAATTCCACCACCTGAGCAGATTAATCTTCCTCTTCACTTACCATCATAATACCAAAGAAAAGAAGAAATCCAATAAAACCAACCCACCAATAAGGAGAGGTAAAAGGTATTATAATTATACTAACCACAGAAGATAAGATACCTACAGCTAATGTAAGATCTTTTACAGCTTCCATAATTAGTTTCTTTCTAAGTATTTTTTCCTGTTTGGATTTCTTAGCCATAGTGCTATCCTCTCAGGTGATCTTCAACCCCCATAACAATGTCAGAGAGCTCCCTAGCTCTACTAGGTGAATCAGATCGAGCCCAGAAACTGTCTAACATCTCTACTGCTGCTTCTGCTGGTTGTCCTTTCTTTAGATAAGCAATGGTATTCACAAACCTGTGAAAACCCCTAATACCCATCTGAAAACACATTTCAATCATAACTCCTAATAGAATTTCTTGACCCTCATCTGTATAGTGACGAGTCAACCAATCATTATGCCTATCTCTAAGATGTAACATCAGCTTAATGATCCTTCCTTTAACAATATGTTCGGATTCTTCTTTAGTTAGATACGTCAATCCGTGTCCAATAGTCCATACTCCATTAGGGCATTGATAGGGTCTTGGACGGAATCCCTCATGCTCCATAATTCTTTCTAGTAAACTCATACTCCTTTACCTTATAAGTAGTACTTTGTGAGGAGAACACCATCTACTAGATTCTTCAAATTGAATCTCGTCTTGTACAACGTATGTACCTGTTTTCCTCAAGTTTTTAATAATCCTAGGTGTTATAGATATTTTCATACTCTTGTTAGTAATATGAGCACAAACATCTCCTACATTAATCTCTCTCCCTAAAGCATCATAGAACTTAGAGGGATCCTTATTAGATACCTGTATCATTTTTCTAATGTCGGTTTCGCTAGTAAATCGGGGCGTATCCATAATTTAATCTTTAACAAAAGTTTTAATTAGTTTGTGATCTCTACTAATAGCATAATCCGCAATAATCTGACCAATTAATACAGGCCAACCTACAACTACCGTAAGTTTTTCGAAAAAAGATAGTTTATTTTCTTCATACTGATCAACACGATCTTCTATACCAATACCAATTAATACATAAAAAAGAAATAACATAAATAATCTCTCCATAAAATAAAGGGGCCATTAAGACCCCTTATATTAATTCTTATAATCTAGGAACCCACATCTAAATGTGAACCCTTTCCATGCACTATGCCTCTCATCCTCTGTAAGAGAATCTTTGCGAAGCCAATACTTCTCATTGTATCTAGGTTTAATTTTATGACCAATACGGAACTGGAATACATGATCTTTAAGGCTAGGGAAAATCTTCACTAACCAATCAGGCATTGGATTACTCAAATAGTAAAAAGAGTAATACCCAATTCCACTATATACTTTACAGAATTGCCAACCTAACCCTGACCCATCATCATCATCATCTACATAGTATTTACCACCAAGGATAATAACATTATGATCTGCTAGGTTAACAGAGAATCCCGGTGTAAACCTAAGATTATTAGCAGGATTACGAACAGCCATCCAGATCCATTGAGAATAAAAGTCTTCTGAGTTACCTGTTGGGCAGTTCTTGTCCCACCAGCCACGTTTATCTCCCTTAGCCCCATCACGATCATTAGACCATATCCAAAGGAATTTAGGGAGTCCTACGTGCCACCAGTCTCTATGTTTATTATGCTGAGTAAAAGGTTTATTAGTATTAAAGTTTTCTTGTTTAAACAGTAAACCAAGAGCTACTAAAGGTAGCCCTAAGATTACAAGAAACAACCTGATTGGAACAATAAGAGCCCACCCAATCAGGGCCTTAAGCACCTCTTTAAACATAAACATTAATCATCTTTCCTGTCTAGATTAAAACCTGTTTGGTTATCAACCGCCCTAGGTCCTCCAGCAAGATCAACCTGATCCGGATTAGAAGCATCAATAGGTGCTGCTTTACTAAAGGCGCTTTTAGCGGCTGCTCTCATTTCTTTATCAAGAGTTTCGAGAACTTCTTCTTTAGCCGTATTAACCAGATCATAATATAGATAACAAGTATGTACTAATTCCTCTTCAGGAACTTCTTGATCAACATATACTTTATCTTTCAAGAAGGACACCATTACATCTACAACGGTGTCCCTCACTTTTTCATCAGATGGAACTTCCATCAATACCTCACTTGTTCATGGGATTCTGTTAGAGTATCTTTAAACTTGGCTTTACGACGAATATCATCCGGATTAAGAACCGCATTAGGATGACGCTCAAAGATGAATGCTACTCGATTACGAGCCCAATCACCATTACCAAGACTAATAACATCGATAATACGTCCTACACAATAAGCCTTCTCTTTCTTGTGATTATGAAGACTAATAACACCATCAATAAAGTTATGAGCTTTCCGCTCATCCATATCCCAAGGTGTTGTTACCCAAACCTCATTACCCAGATGGGATACATTAGTATCCACTGTATTAGGTGTAATGAGCATAATGTTTTCTTGCATTGTTTCCATATTAATCCTCTTCTTCTATAGTGTGATCAACTGATATTTCTATCGTATTTTCAGATCCCATTTTATTAAGAAGGGAGGTAGCCCATTCGTGATCCTCACGGGCTGTATCTCTCCACTTCATATACTCAGAAATCATTCTTTTATTTTCTATCTGAATTCTATCGGCTGAGTCAGCATGATAATTAGCACGATTAGCAATTAACCGTGCATTATCACTGATGACCTCCTCTATATTCTTAGTATACCTTTCTATGGCTTTCTCCGCTTTTTCTTTAACCCACAACAAGGTATCTTTGTGGTAAATTAATTTACCTTTCATATAACCATGTCCTATATTAGTCATCAAAATTCATCATAGAAATGATATTGTTTTGAGTTTTCTTATTTCTACTACCCAAGGCTCTACCAAGACTGGTTAAAATAGTATAACCCTCTTCACTTTGAGGGGGCTTATTACCTTCTACAACAAAGTGACTATCTTCAGGTATCTTATGAACTGTTAGATTATAAGCACTCCAAGGTCCTCCAAGTTTTTTCTGCTTGAAAGAATAACCTTCCGTTACTTTGTAAACCTTTACGTCTCTAAGATCAGGTTCTACCCTAAGTTTCTTAGCCGCTTTCTCAACATCATCAGGGTCAACTTCTTCTACGCTAATGATCAAAGAACGCATACCTTGGAATCTGCAAACATAGCTACCTAGCAAAGGAATACCTTTCTCTCTAAAACTATCATAGCCTTTTGCCAAATCTTTGTAACTAAACTTACATTCTAACTCGCCAGGATCTCTGCTCTCTTCCCCTCCCCATTCTCTAGCGGTTATCTCAGTCTCTCCGTCAAGTCTTAACTTAAATTCTACATTTTGACAGTGATAGGCAGAAGGTTTAACATCATAAGAAAATCTAGCCAAGGCTTCTACCTGTGCTCTGGCCTTCTCCTTAGTTTCTGAGAAGATAGGAAGGGAACCTACAGTTTCTAGAAGGATCAATGCAGATAGTTTACACATACAGGCACGTAGGCTATGACTAATCATGTTATCCGACCCGTATTTCTCAAGATCTGGATCTTTTTTCTGAAGAACCGGTTCTATTATATCATCAATCTCATGTGATACGGAGTAGGACCAGCTGTAGCTAAAATGAGTTCCTTGATTCCATAAATGGTTTGCAGATTCTAGCACCTTTTGGATATCATTCCTCTCAATAGCTTTCTCTTCAAGCTTTCTCCTTTCAAAATCAACTATATTTTGAATTGCATTTTTAACATCATCAGGATCAAGCTGGGCAAACATTGTATAGAAATCAAGCAAAGACTGCACATTGGTTCTAGCGAGCTTAATAGCAGAATTCCATTTCTTCAGAATAGAACCTTTCTTTATATCGAAATATTGATCCCAACAATCACTTCTAATATTTCTAGACCACCCAAAAAGGTTATCTATACTATCATAGAACTCTTCATCCCTAGCAAATTCATGGATATTAACATATTGCATATTTAAACCTCCAGTCTAATAAATTCACCAAAAGGAGGTACATAACCCCTGTCTCGGGAGCAGACCCAGGTAACGGGGTAATTAGGTTCTTCTTCTGGTATTTCTGATCTCCCAAGAAGCATATCAGAAAAGTAAATGATTTGATCAGGGTTAATAGCATTGTCTTCAATATATTTAAAGACAGGTCGGAAAGAGGTTCCTCCTCCTCCTTTAATCTCCAAATCTTTAGGAGCAAAGTAATGACCTGCAGGAAATTCAATAACAACAGGATCACCACAATCAGCACTGAGCATGATTACTCTATCCGGCTTAAGCTCATTGATAATCCAAGCCATTTCTGAAGTATAGGCAGAAATCTCTTCTTGTCCTACAGAACCAGAAGTATCCATTCCTAAACAAATAGTACCAGCCTTAGTACCGATAGTAGAAGGTAGAATAAGATCACTACCAAAATGCTTTCGGTTCATTCTAGCATATGAGTAGTCTTGCGGGTATCTACATACTACAATGTTATGTAGCAGTTCCTCCCAATTAACCTTTGGTTCACGAATATCCTCGATGATTTGGAGGATACTACCGGGAGTAGACCCGATACCTGAATTCTTATCTGCTTCAGCTGCACGGATAGTAACGTCTTTAATACGGTTCTGCATCTTAGTCATATCTGCATCTGTTGGCTTATGTGAAGGAACCAACAAGTGACCTTGAGCGTTCTCAAGTTGACGCTTGATTTTATCCATATTAGGTTTAGAGATTTGGGGATCATTACCTCCTTTACCCTTGCCTTCTTTCGGGGTTCCTTGAAATGGTCGAGGATTATCGTTCTTAATATTCATCAAGAACTTATAGATTTCCTGCCAATGCCAACCATTAGTTTCCCCTGTGGGATCAATAATCATATCACTAGGTCGAACCATTTCACCATAACAGTTAGTATCCAGTTCCCAGTTAATAGACCAATCCATAGCTACGTTAGCTACATCAAGATCCCATTTCTCAGGATGCTTAAAGATTTCACAGTGAAACAGAACTACATGCATGGTCTCATGTGCCATAACATAACGCACTTCAGGTTCTGTCTGAAGTCTCCCCATCGCATCCCTATCCCAGTAGATATGAGTGCCATCCGTAGCGCCATAACAACCCCCTAGGTCTTTCTCCTTAGTTCCAAGTTGCATCAAACAAGAACCAAAGAAGGGCTTCTTAAATGACATCCAAGTCACAGCCCTACTTACTTTTAATTGTGGATCCATTTTAACTCCATTAGTATTTTAATCCAAGGATTCTTTAGCTCGTCTTCCCATACATAAAAAGTATGTCTTCCCCTATCTATAACAAACCTCCCCGATTTAGGCGCACTTTCATACGCCCAAAACAGGGATTGTTCATCAATCTTAGGGATTTGAGCTGAAGGAAAATCCTTAATCTCAATCCATAATGCCCTCATTAAAGAAGGAGATCCTTACCTTCCTTAACCATCCAGTTAGCAATATCCGGATTAGTACGAAGTTCTTCATTACGAGCAAGGGTATCCCTTACACAGAAAGCAGCAAACTCTGCATTATCAAATCGACGAATATAAGTTACAAGCGCCTTAGCTGTCTTCTTTGTAACTTTGTGGGCCATATTTGAGCACAGAGCATAAAGGATATCAGGCTGATCCGGAATAGGAGCACTAGTAGGATTAGCGAATACTACTTTCTCCACATCAGGAAGCTTATCAAACATTTGAAGGTGACCAAAGAAATCGGTTACTGCACCCGCGCCTACTTGCCCCTCGATAGAGAATCGTTGGAGGGCCTCTGTAAGGTTAAGCTGCAACATAGAGTTAACACGCTCCCACGATCGCGGAGAGGGAGACGCATTTTGATTCGGATCAAATTTCTGCAACCACTCCGGTCGGTTGTTAATAAAGTCTGTAATAACAGGAGACATCTCCCGTTGAAGAGCGTGTGCTCGGAAAGTTTCAGCACATGTCTCAATTTCCAAGTGGTTAAATCGGTCTTTCAGCTGAGAGGGCATCTGGTTAGTGCCCGCACGAGCAGACATAGGATTACCTGCACCTACAGGAAAGACATTAGGTGGCAACCGGTGCTCACCAATAGCTCGTTCGTTAACCAATTGTGCTGCAATATTAAGATTAGCTACTGGTGCTTGAGGAAGTTCATCCAAAAGCAAAATAGTAATCTTTTCTGGATCAAAGTTCTTCATGTAGAAGGGGGCATAGCGAATATATTGTTCTTCCTCTTTATCAATTACAGGAAAACCGCCGAGCTCGCCCGGATCAAATTGAGCAAAGATTACTGATCGGAAATCCCAACCTTTCTGGTCACAGAGGGTTTTGATACCAGAGGTCTTACCTTCGCCTGGAAGGGACCACAGCATGGGTACCAAGTATTCCGAATCTTTGGCATCTTCTGGAAGTGATGCATTGAATTCAACTTGAGCTTCTACAATCTTAAGAGCTTGATTAATGTTCATTAAATTTTTATCTCCAATTTAGGTTTAAATGTCTAGTTAGGCATTGCACCTTTATTGATAGAGATTACACCCATATATCTTTAAGGGCTAGCAATGATGCTATTGTTAAATTAAATTCTAACGGTAAGAAAGTAAAATAAGTCAGTACTGCAGCTACGCCTAAATAGAAAACAATAGCTCTAGCTGATCTACTCTCCTCGAAGAATTTTCTTATCATAATCTCTCCTTAATAGATATCTCTGATAGATATCTGAGTTAAGTTAATAAAAACCCCCCGGCATTGCACCGAGGGGTTATTTTAGTACTCCCAATCTCCTGACATACCATCGGAGTTGTATTCTGTTACAACGGTCTCGAAGAAGTTGTCATGAGAAGTGGTTGAAATTAGGGGTTCCAACCACGGTAGGGGGTTTTTCTTTTGTTTATAAACGGGCTTAAATCCTAACTCAATAAGCCTACGATCGGCAATATAACGAATGTAAGTCTTAACTTCATCCGAGGTAAGGCCTTCGATTCCACCCATATTATAAGCGAGATCGATTACTTTATCTTCTAGTGCCACAGCTTCCTTAACCATATCATAAATTGACTTCTTGAATTCGTCATTAACGATACGAGGATGCTCATCACAAAAAGTACGGAACAACTTTGTCATTCCTTCGCAATGTAGTGATTCATCTCTGATAGACCACTGAACAATCTCAGACATACCCCTCATCTTTCCGAATCGGGAGTAATTAATTAACATAACAAAAGCAGAGAATAGACTCATACCTTCATTAATAGCACTTCGGGCTACTGCTTGAGCCAGCCCAGACAGGGTGGTAGTGTCTATATTAGTCATAAACTCTACTTTGTCTGCCATTTGTTTATACTCTAGGAATGCAGAAAACTCTTCTTCCGGTAAACCTAGAGTATCATTAAGTAACGCATATGCTCTCTGGTGTGTAAACTCTCGGTTCGCAAAACTAGTTAGCATAGACCGAATCTCATTGTTCTTAAATCGATAGATATAATGCTCTAGATAATTAGTTCCTACAGCTACATCTGACTGAGTAAACAGTCTTAAGATTTGAGTAATGTGATTCTTTTCCTCCTTTGTTAGAGAAGTTTTCCATTGGTTTACATCATCCTGAAGTTTGGACTCCCATTCACCCCAATGGATCTTTTCATGGGTAACCGCATAATCTACGGCCCATGGATATTTGAATGGTTTATAAGTTAAATTAGTATCTAGTAATCCCATTTATCCCTCACATGCTACGCATTCATCAGCACCGTCTAACAACATATCTAGTTGTTTAAACTCTTCTTCTTTAGGGATAAGATAGTTAATAAGGTCGTCATAACCTCCTACATACTCACCAGCAATATAGATTTGAGGAACAGTAGTGACGTCTCTACCTGTAACTTGAGCTGCTGTCTTCCCTTCTTTCTCTAGTGATACATACTCCCATCCTTCTGGACCAAAGAGTTCATCCATGATTTCTGATGCCTTAACGCACCAAGGGCAATCCTCTTTGCCATAAAGAATATTTCTATCATCACTCTTCAAGGCAACACGCTCTACTTTACTGCCTACTTTATCTGCTGTTCTTCCTGCTGTTGTTCTAAGATAATATAATCCTTTGAGACCTTCAGACCAAGCTTTCATATGAACTTTATTTACGTAAGCTCTATCTGCTCCTGATCTGAAGAACAGGTTAACTGACTGGCCTTGACAAATATATTTCTGTCTATCAGCAGCATGTTGAACAACCCAATCCTGATCAATCTCAAAAGACGTTTTAAACACAAATTTATCGTGTTCATCCATAAAATCTAGATGTTGGACGCTACCGTCATTTTCCATTATAGATGCCCAAATTTCCTCATTATCCATACCATACCCTACAAGACAAGCTTTAAGATATGGATTAATAACCACATCAGGGCCTACTCTAGTTCTGTGGGTATAATAGTTAGATTTGATAGGTTCAATACTTGCTGTAGTATTGCATAAGATAGAGCTATTAGCATTAGGGGCAATAGCAAGTAAATGCATGTTCCTTACAGGATCAAAATTGTCTGCATCGGGACAAGGACCCCTTTCAGTAGCTAATTTCTTTGTAGCAGCTGTGGCTGAGTTCTTAATAGTTTTAAACACTTCCTCATTAATGGACCTAGCTTCTTCACTTTCCCAAGGGATATTCTTTTTCATTAGATAAGCATGAAAGCCCATTGCTCCAATACCAATAGATCTTTCTTGTTCGGCACTAAATACTGCCTTTGACATCTCATCAGGGGCTTCATCTATAAATGCTTGAAGAACGTTATCTAAGAAAATTACTAGGTCTTTTATCATAGAGGTATGTTTCCACTCATCGTATTTCTCGATATTAGTAGATAGCAAACAACATACCGCTGTTCTTTTTTCGCTGGTGGCTAAATGTATCTCATTACATAAATTAGAACCATGAATTCTTAACCCTTTTTTTCTTTGAGATCTAGGCAGATAGTAATTTGCAGTATCAATAAAATTAAGATAAGGAGACCCTGTTCTAAACCTTACTTCAAGAATTCTCTCCCATAATTCTCTAGCATTAACTGTTTCTACTGGTTCTTTCGTTTTACGGCATATAAGATCCCAAGTTTTGTTCTCCTTAACTGCCGACATAAACTTGTTAGTTATGTTAACTGCATTAAATAGATTGAAGCACTTACGATGACTGTCTCCACCTGTTGGAACTTTAAAATTAACAAATTCCAAAATGTCAGGGTGATCGATGTCCAAGTATGCTGCATAACTTCCTTTCCTTGTTTTACCTTGTTTAAAAGCTGTCATCTGAGAATCAGTGACTTTCATAAAGGGAATCACGCCAGGGCTCTTTTCAGATACCCCTCTAACGTTACCCCAATGTCCTCCAACACCTCCTCCTTTAACTGATAGCCACGCTGTCTCTTCGTGATGACCTGTGATATCGGGAATAGTGTCTCCTACATAGGACAAGAAACAACTAATAGGTAGGCCCAAATGCTTCTCACCGGGGAGCGGTGCATTGCTTAGTATGGGAGAGGAAAACATGAACCAACCCTTAGACACGTAATCGTAGATACGTTGGGCTAGTGCAGTGTCTCCTGCAGAATAGGCCAAAGCTGCTCTAGCAAAGGCCTCCTGTGGTGATGTCTCCTGACCTGTAAGGTAGTATGCTTTGATAAGCTTGAGAGACTGTTCCGATAAGCGGTTATCACGAGAGAGGTCAATATTAAGACCGTATGAGTTCAATCCTGTCTCCTTCTCGTTCAACTCTAATTAATTTAAAACCTATGGACCTCGCGTAATCGATAGAACTATCGTCTCGATAGATGGTCTCATAGTACATCTTTTTGATACCCGCCTGAAATAAGGCTACTGTACAAGGGATACAAGGTAGAAGAGTGCAATAAGCAGTTGCACCTTCTCCTGATTGTGTAGACTTCGCTAGTTTTGCTAAAGCATTAAGCTCTGCGTGAATAACACAAGGAAGTGTTACACCACCCTTATCCCTCATTACATTAGAGGCTCCATGCGGGGTTCCATTATAGCCATATGCTAGGATATTAGTATCTCGGGCAATTACACACCCTACTTTTGTTTTCTTATCTTTTGATCTAGCTGCTACTAAATCACATACATTCATAAGAAAACCTACATCTTCATCTTCCTTTCGAATAAGATCACCAATAGTGACATCAATACTGTTAAACATAAGCTCATAGTATGAATCGTCTGAATTAAAGCTCATATCCTGTAGGCCTCTCCATTTGAATAATGTCTTGCATAGTTTTTTTCTTAAGCTCTACTTCCTGCTTAAGGAGTTCTCTAACTTTGCCAATAGTCACACTCTCTTCAAATACGAGGGCTTCGCGAATAGCCTTAAAATCACCGGGAGTTAAGTACTTAAAGTAAGTAGCATCCCTCTCTCTCTCCAACCAAAGCTTTTGTTTCTTCATACGAGGGAAATACATCTTAAAACATTCTTGAATCTGTTCTTCACTAAGGAAATCAAACTTCAGCTTAAGATACAATCGCCGCATGATTGCAGGATCCATAGAATTAATATGGTTAGACGTAGCGATAAAGATTCCTTTATACTCATCAAGTTCATTAAGAAGCTGATTAACAAAGGTTTTCTCATAGTTACGATCAGCCGTAGCTCTACTACCTGCAATAGAATCAATCTCATCAATCAAGAGAATCGACCCAGAATTACTAGCCTCTTCAAAAGCTGCTTGCAATTCTTTTTCACCTTCACCTACATACATGCTCTGAAGATCGGCATAGGTCTTCTTGACCACCTTCAGGTTCAACCTTTCTCCAATATACTTAGCTAACAAAGACTTACCGCATCCTGGAGGGCCATAGAAGAGACAAGATACAAGATCAGGTCTTTCATTCAGAGGCCTTGACATAACATCTGCAATTTGTTTAACGAGACCATCTGCAGAACGGTCAATGTTAATAAGGTCTAAATCGTATGTCCTATGATCAATGCTAGTCAGATGATTACTAGTGGTTTTCTTAGGAAGATTAATTGTAATACCACCGATATCAAGCTGATCTGGTGCAATACAACAATCCGCAGCGGCGGAAGAGTTCTTCTCTGTCTCTATAATAAGAGAAGCCATGTGTTGAAGTTCGGATTCAGTAAACTCTACAGGATCTACCCTTAATACTACTCCGGGAATATTAGGACCTGTGAAAGTAGTATCTGCCCACTCTCCTTCAGACCATTCCCTCTCAGAAGCACTAGTTTCTCTCTTAGAGAATCCACTTAGAAGGTTATCGATAAAGTTTACTCTATCATTTTCCTCTTCTACTTTCTGGTTAGATTTGATATAGTGTGCATAAGCACTGAGCTGTGCTGTAAACCATTCTTCAATAGCTTCGTTTCGGGTCATATAACCCGTAGTTCCTGTTTTAGGGTTGTCTACGATGTAAGCAAAAGATCGATTCTTAGATACATTATAACAACCATAACTAATACAGCTTTTATAAGCTGGAACAAAAACCTTAGCAGGTCTTGTAATAAACAAGTCAGTGATCCAAGTCCCATTAAGGAACTTTTCAACTACACTCTTAGCCTCTTCTTTTGGGATCTTAACAAGGTTAGACCCCTTCGCTTCTTCTGCATCTGCTTCTTTCTTTACTGCTAACGCAAAAGTTAACTCATTATAGATCATTACAAGAGACCCATATAAATGAGGGTTGATCTTGGCTACCTCATAGAAATCAATAGACTTCTCCCAATTACTCAGGAGTTCATCCATGATTTCAACAGTGATATCATTCTTCTCTAGAGCTTTGTCTTTGAAGTCTTCAATATTAAACTTCTTTTTATCCTCTACGCCTTGATTATAAGCATCCACCATGAACAAGAAATACTCATGTTCTTCAGGATTATTCATAATAAGGATTCGAGTCATTGTTTCCAATACTTTTCTAAAACCTTCCCTATCTTTAATTATAGGATGGTATTCCATTTTAGACTCCCAATTTAGGTTCGGCAGTAAAGTCAACATCAACATAAGTTAATCTCATAGACTCAGGACTATAAATGGCCCCTCCTGCATCACCTGTTTTACCATTAAATCTGTTCTTCAGTACTCTTACCCTGATTCTATTACGGTCTAACTCGTTAGTAGCAGTCATGTCTCTTGCAAAAGCAATAATCTGAAAGCTAACTTGTTTAACGGAACCAGAACCTTTAATATCATCCATTGAGGGCATCTTACCCTCTTCAAAGGCTTGTCCTCCTGTTGACGTCTTTCTGAGGTGTGAAATCAAACCGATCCAGACATTATGTCGTTTAACCATTTTAAGCAAGTCAGACATAACCTTATCAACAGCACTATTCTGATCACCTTCTGCTTCTGATACAGCAATCGTTAGGTGATCTAATATAATATATTTACAACCCATAACACAAAGGGTTTCAATCTTTTCCATTAAGGTATCATCAGATACAGAACCCTGATGGTCTAAAACTTTAATCTTTTCATCTAAGAAGAGTTTCTCAAAAGCTTTTCGCTTTTCCTCTTCAGATACTTCGTTTTCCTCGAAATCCTTACCTACTTCCATCTGGAGAAGCTTTCTTACATATTCTCCCGGGGATTCCTCAAGAGGTATAACTCCAATATCTTCATCTTCTTTAGCAGTCTTGTGGAACTCTAAGAGGATTTCTCTGGTCATAGTTGACTTGCCTGCTCCTGTTCCAGAGATAAATAGGTCAATCTCTCCGAGTCTAGCTCCTTTCGTTTTATGATTAACACCTTGCATACAAGCGGGGAATGGTAAAGCCTCTTTAGTTTCCTGTTCTATGTATTGACCCCACAGAGGCTCACCTGCTAGAATATTAGCTGGACACCACTTTTTAGCATCCCATACTGCCCTGCATACTTCTTTCCATCCATGTTTAAGAAGTTCTTCATTAGGGTCTTTCTCTTTGATCTTGGCAATCCTTACTTTATCAATACCAATGATCTTACAGACCTCGTTTAAAGCTTTTTCACCAGCAGGGTCATTATCGAGCATTAAGATCACTTCATCATAACCACGAAGCCACTCTCTGTTCTCCATAATAGCTTTCTTGCCTGTTGAGCTAGGCATACCTACTACAGGATAGAATTTCTTATAGTGCTCATACATAGCGTAGGCTACAGAGAGAGCATCAATCTCTCCTTCTGTGATTACAACCCTTTTACCTGCTCCTGAGAATAGATTCTGACCAAATAGACCCTCGATCTGTCCTGTGACATGGAAGTCTTTTGGAAGTTCCCTGATTTTATAACCAGTGATATTGGTTTTACCATAGGGGTAATAGTGGGCTAAAATATCACCATTTACTCCATCCTCTCTAGATTTAACCCCATAGAA